GCGGTTCGGATGCGGATCTCGCGGCCGGTAGTCAGATTAATGCCGTACCAGCCACCGCGTGGGTGCTCGCGGGTGAGGCGGACCTTGGCCAGCGTGCCGCTGACCTTGACGATGTAAGTCGTTCCGAGGTGTACGTTGTGTTTTTGCATCGTTAGTACTCCAGTCCCTTCTGGTCCACCGCGCTGCGGTCGCCCAGGCTGGCCAGGACGTAGGCGAGTTCTTCGGTGACTCGCCCGAGGTCGCCGGCATGCCCCCAGTCGGCGGGTTCCTGCGCCTGATCCTTCTGGTGTTGCTCCAGGCGGCTGGCGATGCGCTTCAGCAGGTCCTGGCATTCGGTGTGGCGTTCCGCGTAGCAGGCGGCGGCGGTTTGCTTGGTGGTCTTGGTGGGGCGTGGCATCGAACACATACATCACTTCGGTGGCGGCGGAAAGCAAGGCTGAAGTTCAACTTTTCGGCAGAAAGATCTCATCATGACCGGTATCTCTCAGCGGGCGTACGCACGGTTGCGCGGCGTTGCCCTCAGCGCCGTGCAGAAGGCGATCGCCACCAAGCGGATCACCCTGAACGCCGACGGGACCCTCGATCCGGAGCGGGCGAACCAGGAATGGGAAAGGAACACGTTCGCAGGCAAGACCCTGCACCAAGCGACCAGACCAAAAGTGGTGCCGCTCAGTGCACCGCCCCCACCGCGTGGCGGTTCGGGCATGCCGAGTCAGCCCGACGTGGCGGCCGATCCGGTTGCGGCCTATCTGCGGGCCCGCGCCGTGAGCGAGACGTTCAAGGCAAAGACGGCGCAGTTGGAGTATGAGGAGCGCGCCGGCAAGCTGATCCAGGCTACCAAGGCCGGCGAGTATGCGGCGCATTGGTCCGCGATCGTCGGTGATGCGCTGTCCGCATACCCGGATCGCGTGGCGCCGCTGGTAGCCGCCGCGAAAACCGAAGCAGAGATTCACCGGATACTCGCGGGTGAAACGAACGCCCTGCGCCGCAAGATGGCCAAAGCCATCTCGGACGCCGGTTACTGATGGACACACCATTTTCGATGTACCAGGTTGGAGCGGAGGCGTTGCTGCCACCACGGGATATTTCCGTCTCGCAGTGGGCCGACGAGAATGTGGTGCTCACCGGATCCGGGTCGGCGGAACGGGGCCAGTGGCATACGAGGCCGTACCAGCGGGAACCGATGGACGTCCTCAGCCCAAGCCATCCGTGCAAGCAGGTGGTGCTGATGTCCGCTGCACAGATGCTCAAGACGAGCGTGATGGTGAACTTCCTGGGATACATCGCGGACGTAGATCCGGGCCCGACGCTGGCGGTGGAACCGCGATCGGAAGATGCCAAGGCGCTTTCGAAGGATCGCGTTGCGCCGTTGTTCCGGCACTCGCCAGCGCTCCGCGGGAAGCTCGCCGCGGTGAAGTCGCGCGATTCCAACAACACGGCGATGCACAAGGTGTTCGCCAACGGTTCCGGGCACATCACCTTTACAGGAGCCATCTCGCCGTCCGGCCTGGCCATGCGTCCGATTCGGTATCTGTTGCTGGACGAGGTTGACCGGTATCCAGTGAGCGCAGGATCGGAGGGCGATCCCGTATCGCTGGCGATGCAGCGCACCGGGGAGTTCGAGCACAACAAGAAGGTAATCATGTGCTCGACGCCGACCGTCGACGGGGAGAGCCGGATCCAAGCGGCGTGGAACACGAGCGACCAGCGCGAGTATTTCGTGCCGTGCCCGCTATGCAATCACTTTCAGATCCTAGTGTTTAGCGACGGCACTGACGGCGGGCTTGTGTGGCCGGAAGGCGACCCGGAGAAGGCCGCCTACTGCTGTGAGAAGTGCCGGGAACTCATCCCGCACAACCAGAAATCGTGGATGGTGGAGCGCGGCGAGTACCGTGCGCAGAATCCAGGATCGCCGATCCCCGGGTTCCGGGTGTCGCAGTTGATCTCGCCCAAGCGTGGTTGGGGAACGATCGCCGCGGAGTTCCTGGTTGCCAAGGGCTCGACAGAGACGCTCAAGGCGTTCCTCAATACCGTGTTGGCGGAACTCTGGACAGAACGCGGGTCCGCGCCGGATTGGGAAAAGCTCTATCTGCGGCGCGAGGATTACGACCTCGGGATCGTGCCGGCCAAAGCTTCGCTGCTGGTCGCGGGTGTCGATGTGCAGGACGACCGCCTCGAGGTGGAGATCAAGGCGTATGGCCGCGGCAAGGAGTCCTGGTCGGTCGACTACCGCGTGATTCAGGTGCCCGATCAATCCGGCCAATCGCTCAAAACGTCCTCGCCTGAAGTCTGGCAGGAGTTGGAATCTTTGCTGGCGGCGGACTGGCCGTGCGAGTCGGGCCGGACCATGCCCATCATGGCCATGACGATCGATACCGGCTTCCGGCCCCAGATGGTGTACGAGTTCGCCGCGCGCCATCCGCAACCGGCGCACGGCCCGGCAGGCGACAGGATCTCTGCGCCGCGCACCGTGGTAGCGACCAAGGGCACGCCCGACTTTCTGAAACTGATCGCGCGGGTGTCGCCTACGGACGCTGCGCGCAAGCGGCAGAACGTTCGGATCTGGCACATTGGCACGCACTGGGCGAAGCAGGAGTTCTACGATTGGCTGCGGATCGTGCTGCCCGACGATGGGACGTACCCACCCGGGTACCAGCACTACGCCTACAAGGATCAGGACTTCTACCGCGGGCTCTGCTCCGAGTCGCGGATCATCCGGTCGAGCGGCAAGGTGGAGTGGATCCCCGACAAATCGATCCGGAACGAACCACTCGACCTTGCGGTGCTCTGCCGCGCGGCAGCGGCGGTCTGTGGAATCGATCGCTTCTCGGACGAGGATTGGGCGGAACTGGAGGGGAACATTCCAGCCGACGCTGCGAGGGCGCCAACCACTGACGGGTATTGGGGCGCACGCGGTGACTTTTGGGGGGCGCGCGGCGGCGGGGACTGGTTCAAATGATCGACCTGACAGAACTTCTGACGCTGCGCGACGCGCTACAGCGTGCCCTGTTGAGCGGGGTGCGCCGGGTACAGCTTCCCGATCGTGCCACCGAGTTCAACAGCGTCGATGACATTCGGAAGGCCCTCGCCGATGCCAACGCCGCGATCGCCGGCGCCTCTGGCAGGACGCCTCCTTCTTTCACCTTGGCCACGCATCGCAGGGAGTAAATGAACGCCCTCGACAAAATGATCGGGTACTTCTCACCCGAGCGGGCCTATCGCCGCGCGCAATACCGCGCAGCGACCGAGGTCTTTGCGTATGACGGTGCGAAATCGGGCCGCCGCACGGACGGGTGGGTAGCTGCGGGCGGCGACGCCAACACCGAGGTCGGCGCCTCCCTGATCAACCTGCGCAACCGGTCGCGCGACCTGCTGCGCAACAACCCGTATGCCACCAAGGCGATTGCGGAGCTGGTCGGCAACACGGTGGGCACGGGGATCGTGCCACAGGCCAAGACTGGCCACGTAGCGCTCGACAACCTCATCGACGCGGAGTGGCCATTTTTCGCTGAGAACTGCGACCCAGGCGGGCAGTTGGATTACTACGGCATGCAATCGCTGATCGTCCGGACCACCGCCGAGAGCGGAGACGGCATTGTGCGGTTCCGTGGGCGGCGGGCGGGAGACAATTTCCGGGTGCCTCTCCAATTGCAGGTGCTGGAGGGTGACTACCTGGACGTGGCCCGCACGATGGGCACAGCCACCGGGCACGTAATCCAGGGAGTGCAGTTCAACCTGTTCGGCCAGCGCGAGGCGTACTGGCTGTACAACTACCACCCTGGCGGCGTCTACATGCTGAACCCGCGCGGCGGGATTCTCAGCCAGGCTGTGCCGGCCAGCGAGGTGATGCATACCTACAACATCCTGCGCCCTGGCCAGGTCCGCGGGGTGCCGTGGCTGGCGCCCGTGATGCTGGCAATGCGCGACCTGGATGACTACCGGGATGCGGAGCGCATGCGCAAGAAGACGGAGGCGTGCCTGGCGGGGATCGTCACGCGCCCCGAAGGTTCGGGCGGGCTGCCCATCGGCGCCAAGTCCACCGACCCGAAAACCGGGAACACCCTCGAGCGCATGTACCCCGGCATGATCGAGTACTTGAAGCCCGGCGAGGACATCAAGTTCAACGCGCCCCATAGCACCGGCGGTTACCGCGAGTACCTGACGACGGAGCTGCAGGGCATCGGCGCCGGTGTGGACGTGCCCTACGAACTTCTGTCCGGCGACCTTTCGCTCGTCAACTACTCGTCTTACCGCGCCGGTATGCTGGGCTTCCGCAACGCCATTGAGGCGTTCCGATGGTTGACGCTCATCCCGATGTTTTGCCGCCCGACCTGGCGCAGGTTCATCGACACCCTGGTGTTGCTCGGCAAGATGCCTCAGGCGGAGTACGGCGTCCAGTGGACGGCGCCCAAGTTCGAGTCGGTGGATCCGCTGAAGGATGCCATGGCCGAGTTGAAGAAGATCCGCACCGGCACACTGACGCTGACCGAGGCGATCTTGCAGAACGGCTACGACCCCGAGAAGCAGTTGGATGAGATTGAGCGAATCAACGGGCTGCTGGACGACAAGGGGATCATCCTGGACTGCGATCCGCGCAACGTGAACGACAAGGGCGTCGAGCAGCCCACCACCAGCGGGGAGGCGTCGCCGGACCCGCCCAAGGCGAAGGCGGCAGTGAAGGCGTCGGCGGAGTTTTCCGATTCGCGGTTGGTCAGAGTGTTCAGGTCCTAACGACCGAAGGAGTTATTCATGGACGAACTTGCAGCGGACCAGATGGTCGCCCCCACCACCACGGGCGTGCCGTCAGGCGATGCGGTTATCGATGGCTCATCGGGTGGCACTGGCCTGGCTGCCGGGTTGACCGACCCGACCTACACCATCCAATACCTACCGGGCGTACCTGGCACTCCGGCCGAAGGCACGGACGCTCTGGAGACGGAACGCTTCACGGTGGCGGCCGCCTTCGCACCAGCCTCGGCCGATGGCGACAAACGGACGATCGATGCGGTGTGGTACACCGGCGCAAAGGTGCCCCGCATGGACTGGCGCACCGGCGAGGCGTACGACCTCATCCTGTCGATGAAGGGCGCCCGCCTGGACCGCCTCAACAAGGGCGGTCCACTGTTGGACTCGCACGAGACGTACGGGGTGGAGGGCCAACTCGGTGTGGTGCGGCGCGCGTGGGTGGCGGGCGCCACCGGCAAGGCGACCATCCAGTTCAGCAAGCGGGACAGCGTGACCCCGATCTGGAACGACGTGCAAGCCGGCATCATCCAGAACCTCAGCCCCGGCATGTGGATCTACAAGAAAGTGGACACCACGCCGAAGGGGCAAGAGCGAAAAGAATTCACTGCGACGGACTGGGAACCGTTTGAGATCTCTCTCGTACCGGTAGCGGCCGACGCAAACACGACTTTCATGTCGGCGGAACGAACGCAGCCGCCGGCACCACCGACTGTAGTTGCAGAAAGGGCATCTGCCCAAGAGGAGACACCTGTGGAACCAATCACCCAGGCTACGGGCGAAGAGGCCCGTCTGAACGAAGTAGCACTCGCCGCGGCGCGCGACGAGGCCACGAAGGTGGAACGGTTGCGCGCGACCACGATTCGCACGATCGCCAGCCCCTTCAAGATGCAGGAGACGTTCGTCACCGCCTTGATCGACGAGGGCGTGTCCATTGAGGCTGCCCGCGATCGCATCCTCGCGAAACTGGCCAGCCAGTTCACGGACAAGCCGACCAACGGGGAAAACGGTGGGGTTACGATGGGCGCAGACGCGACCGACAAGCGGCGCAAGGGCATGGAGGCTGCGTTGCTCCTGCGAGGTAACCCTCGCGCGTCTGGCGAGATGGTTGACAGGGGCCGCGAATTTGCCGGGCTCACCCTGGTGGACATGGCGCGCGAATGCCTGAATGCCGCCGGCGTGAAGACTCGCGGAATGGACCGGCACGAGATCGCTCGTGTGGCGCTCCAGGGCCGGCATGGGGCATCCGAGTATTTCGATGGCGCCATGACCACCAGCGACTTTCCCAACATCCTGGCGAACGTCGCCAACAAGACCCTGCGCCAGGCGTATGAGGCGGCGCCCCGCACCTTCGTGCCGTTCTGCCGCCAGGTCACGGCGGCCGACTTCAAGCCGGTGAATCGCATTCAGTTGAGCGACATCGCCGCCTTGCAGAAGACCAACGAAAACGGGGAGTTCGTGCGCATCTATCTGGGCGACTCCAAGGAGTCCTACGCGCTCACCACCTGGGGCGGCATCGTACCGATCACCCGCAAGGTGGTCCTCAACGACGACCTCCAGGCGTTGACGCGGATTCCTGCCGGGTTGGGCATCGCGGCCGCCACGCTCGAGAGCGACGCCGTGTGGGCTGTGATCACGGCGAACTCCAACATGGCCGATGGCGTGCCTCTGTTCCACGCCACGCACAAGAACCTGACGGCAACCAATGCCCTCGCGGCGGTGGCCAACATCACGGCGGCGCGCAAGGCAATGCGCAAGCAGACTGCGCCCAAGGGCACGATCCTGAACCTGATTCCCAGGTTCCTGATCATCCCGGCGGCACTCGAAGGCATTGCGGTCCAGATCACCAATCCCATCAACCTGGCGGCCACCGCATCTTCCGCCGATGTGCCCGCCTTCGTGCGCGCCATGGTGCCGATCGTGGAGCCGCGCTTGGACGCGGTCGCGACGTACGGGGACACCAACTGGTACACGGCGGCCGACCCGAGTTCGATTGACACGATCGAGTACTGCTATCTGGAGGGACAGCAGGGTGTCTACATCGAGACCCGGCAGGGCTTCGAAGTGGACGGCGTGGAGATCAAGGCTCGCCTGGATTTCGCGGCCGCGGCGATCGATTTTCGCGGTTTGCAGAAGAACACCGCGGCGTAGGGCGGTGAGGACCAGCGGGGCGGTGGCGACGCCGCCCCTTCCAATCACAAAAAGGGAGAACAGAAACCATGACGAATTTTGTAAAAAGCGGTGAGAATCTCACCCTCAGTGCGCCCTACGACGTGCTGTCTGGGGGCGGCTTCAAGGTGGGCAACGTATTCGGTGTGGCCGCCAACGACACGCTCTCGGGCGGTGACGTCGAGTGCAATGTCGAGGGCGTCTACGACCTTGCCAAGGACGCCAGCACCTTTGCGCAGGGCGATTTGGCCTACTGGGACGACACGGCAAAGGCGGTCACGTCCACGGTGGCGAGCAATCTGCTGATCGGCGCGTGCGAAATCGCGGCGGCGACCGGCGTGACCACGCTGCGCGTGAACCTGTTCGGCGTACCCGGCTTCTCGGGGCAGGCCAACGGGCTCCGGGTGGCGCACATGAAGTACGACTACGCTGTCGACGGCGGGGCGTCTTGCACGCCCGCGAACAGCGACACGATCCCGGACAACGCGGTGGTCACCAATGGGGTTATCAACTCTATCGGGGCGGTGACCGCCGCGGGCAGTGCGACGGTGGCCATCGGCACCGCCGCGGGCTCGGCGGGGAACTCCGTTCTGACGGCGACTGGCAAGGCGTCGCTTGGCACGGACGCCGTGCTCGTGGCGACGTCGGAGGCCACTCCGTTCAAGATGGCCGGTGCCGGCAAGCTGGCGATCACGGTCGCGTCCGGCCCACTCACCGCCGGCGTGATCGAGGCGTGGGTCACCTACTACCTGGCCTCGGCGTAGGCGCCTTCCGATGAGCGCGTTTGACGCACAGGCAGCTCTAGCGAACGCGGCTGTTCTAGCCGCGTTCGGCCAGGCAGTGTCCTATCAGCAGGGCACCGGCGATCCCTTCACCGTCAGCGGCGTCCTCGAACGCAAGGGCGATGAGGAGACGCACAAGGACGCGCTCTACGCTCGACTGTTCGTTCACCTTTCTGACTTCACTACGGCTCCGGACCAGGGCGACTCGGTCACCGTCGCCGGCGCGACTTGCGCCGTGTTCGACGTGCACACCGATCCGATGGGCGGATGTTGGCTATCGCTGCGCAAGGTGATCTGATGCCGTCAGTGCGGGTCTTCTACAAAAAACAGGTCCGGATCGACCGGATGAACTTTCGCCAGCAGTCGATGCTCAAGATCGGCACCGTTGGCGTGGCGGCGGTAAAGAATCGGCTGGCGGCGGCGCTGGATTCGAACGATGCGCCGTCCAAGCCACTGACCAAGGGGTACGCCAGGCAAAAGACCCGGCTGGGCCTGGGCGACAAGCGGAACCTCATGTTGACCGGCGACATGCTGCGGAACTTCCAGGTGCGAACCGTCTCGGATAACAAGGCGAAGGCCAACAACTCTTCGCGCAGTGGCCGGCTGAAAGCCTGGATCAACCAGAAGATCGAACCCTGGGTTCTGTTCTCGCCGAAGAACCAGAAGGCTACTCAGGAGTCCGCCAGCCGGATCTTGACGGAAATGGCGCCCACGCTGATCCTTGAACGGGCGATGGAAAGCAAATGATCGATCCCTACGATCTGGTTGACGACCTTGTCGCCGCGCTGCAGGACATTCCGGACCTGGTCGCCGCCATGGGCGCGGACGCAACCAGAATCTACGCCTACCGGGACACCTACCCGAAAAAGGTTAGCCTGGTTCACGCGATCCACACCATGCCGGCGCCCGGCTGCATGGCGGTGTGGCAGGGCACGGGGCCAGGATCCTCGGGGGGAATGGATGTCTGGAAGCACCAGGTCACACTGTTTTTGCGGGTGGGCGACAACGCCGACCCCAGTGCCTACTACGCTCTTTTCAAGTTGATCACCAAGGGCACCCCGGTCACGACGGGCGACATCCAGATGATCAACCTAACGGTCAACGCGTCCTGCTACCCGATGGATCTCCCCCAGATCCAACGGCAGACGGACGCCGAGGGCCTGGACTATTTTGAGATGCCGCTTTCATTCACCGAAATAGGAGACGACTGATGGACACCGTGTGGTTAGCACCGCCTTTCGGCAAGGGCGAGCCGAAGGAAGTAGAAGCGACGCCCGAGATCCTCGTGCCACTGCTCGTAAAGGGTTGGAACCAGTGTGCTCCACCGGCGGCAGCCAAACAGGAGGTAACCGAAAATGTCGGCCACTAGACTGCAGGAAATTCTCGTCTGTTTTGGCAAGGGCAAGCAGACCGACATCGTCACCGCGCAGGCTGCTGGGGTGATGTGGCGAATGAACAAGCTCAACGCCGCGCTCGCCAACCCGAAGCTGGCGATTGAAGACGACGCAGCAGAGTATGGCAAGGGCCACGAATTCGCCACCACGACCTTCAAGACGTCCTGGGACGTGACCGGGACGCTGGAGAAATACCTGAGCGCGGAGATGGCCGCGTGGGCGGTGTGCTTCGGCCTGGGCAAGGTGGTGAAGTCGGGCTCCTCCCCTGCCTTCACGTACACCTGCACTCCGCTCTTTCCGTCTGCCGGCGACGACACCGAACTGCCGTACTTCTCGTTCGTGGAGCAGATTCGGCCAGGCAGCGGCGTGATCCTGGACCGGCAGGCAGTGGGTTGCGCCATCGAGAGCTTCACCATCGCCATCGGGTCCGGGCCCGGGCGCGCTAACAGCAAGATCACCGTCGAGTTCGCGGGCTCAGGCAAGGTCATCGACTCGGCCACCGGCATCGTCATGCCGGCTGCCACCGTCGAGAAGCTGCTGCCGTCCGCCTCTCTTACGTTGACGATCAACGGCGTGGACTACGTCACCGCCAAGAACCTCGTCTCCCTGGAAACCTCCTGGAAAAACAATCTCCGGATGAACGACGGCTTCTATCCGGGCTCGGGCTTCCAGACGGGCGGCGACGCCACCACCGGCGCGATCCGCGGCCGGCTGGAGTTTGGCAACCGGCAGGGCACCTTGAAGTTCGTCGCCCGCTTCGATGCCATCTCGGCAGAATACGCGAATCTCAAGGCGCAGACCACCGGCACCGCGGTCATGGCGCTCGACTACGACGCCAACAACTCGCTCCAACTCACCTGGCAGAAGGTCGCCTTCTCCACGGTGGAGATCGGGGAGACGGATCAGTTCGCCACCGTCGCGGTGGACTGCGTGCCCCAGTACGACGCCACCAACGGCATCCTCACCGCAGTGGCCAAATCAGCGGTGGACGGCATCTGCCAGTAAGGAGAACCATGGAACAGACTGCTGTAGTGTTTGATGCAAGCAGACCGATCGCGATCAATCTGCGGGCGCCGGGCGGAGTGAAAACCGTCCGCGTCCGCTTTCCTTCCGACGACGAATGGATAGAACGCCAGCGTCGCCGCAAGGTCGTTATCAAGCAGTTGGGGCGCGGCGTCTCCGAAACCGTCGTCGGCAATGGCGAGGACGTGGATGCCGCGCTGGTCGCCAAGATCCGCACGGACCCGGCGCCGGACATTGACGCCTTCGAAGCCGTCAAGGTGGTCGAGCAGCTATCGACGGCCGAGGTGGACGACGTGGTGTCCGAGGGGGACTCTTTCCGCATCACCACGCGGGTCCTGGGCGGATCCACGACCCACGTTCTGAACATGCCCTCGGCGAAGGACGTCTTCGATTACCGGCGCGGCTTCGCGCGGGTGCTCGACCTCCCCTTCGGCAAGCAGGAACTCACCATCAACATCGCGCCGGCTGGCGTGCTCTATAAAAAGCTCGTCACCTCCACCTGGGGCTACGCTGGCGATGTTCCGATCATCCACCAGGCGGTGGCGGTGAAGGCCGCCATAGACGCGATGGACAATGCGTTCGCAGAGGATCGCGAAGCAAATTTCTAGCCGGGGAGTGGCCTGCGGATCCCTCGTTCAGGTTCCTGGTGCATTGGGCCATGCGGCGCGAGGAACTGTGCGATCCTGGCCTCTGCCCCGACTCTCCCGATGACGGCGGCCGATGCGACCACTGTCCGCATGACCGGCTCGATGCCGCCCAAGCCTCGGAGAAGGGGCTCGTCATCCGGCGCGCGCTCGACCTGATGTGCGCGTTGAAGCTGGGCGTGCGGATTTCCCTTCAGGACATCCGCGCGGATGAACTGGCTGCGATGTTGATCATCGCTGAAGAGCGGGACCTTCTCGACCGCGAGAAGAGCGGGAACGGAAATGGCAGATAACTCCTCCAAGCTGGAACTCGTCGTCGAGGTGGACGTCAACAAGGCGAACGCCTCGATCAAGAGCGTCAACACTGGCCTGTCGAGCATGGAGCAGGCGGCGACGCAGGCTGCGCGCGGCGCGTCCCAGGGCATCGATGGGATCACCGTTAGCATGGTCAAGGGCGCCACTGCCGGCAACCTCCTGGCGGACGCGATCAAGAATGCCCTTAGTTGGGTGAAGGACTGGACCGTGGGCGCCGCGCAGTACGCGGCCCACACCGACAAGATGGCGCTCTCGATGGAGTCCCTTGCCAAGGCGCACACGGTCAGCTCCGAGGCCGCCAACAAGGCGGTCCTGTCAGTTAAGGCGGTCGGGTTCTCGACGCAGGAAGCAATTCACACCGTCGATCGCTTGATGGTGGCGAACCTCTCCCTTTCGAAGGCGGAGGGGCTCGCCAAGGTCGCCAAGGACGCCGCCGCCATCGAGAATATCGCCGCGCCCGAGGCGCTGGAGAAGATCCTCCAGGCTATCGAGTTCGGCAACGCCCGCGCCCTGCGCTCGGCGGGCCTGCGCGTCGATTTCACCCGCGATCTGCAAATCAGAGAACTGGACCTCAACCGGACGCTGACCGACACCGAGGTCGTCCAGCTTCGGTACAACGCCGTGATGGAAGCTGCCGGGAGGATACACGGCGCCGCAGCCGCGGCTGCCGGCAGCGTGGAGA